TATCCTAAACCTGGAAGAGGGCAAGCTTCAACCTTAAATTCTTTATCCTTTTTCATTTTACCTTTATATTTCCACTAATGGTTATTGAGTTCTTCGATCTTTTAACAAGATGTTCTAAGTAACTTGGAAAAAGAATCATTTGATTTTGTTTTACTTCAGGAGTTAAATAATGACTTATATACTTTTCCACTCCTGTCGCATAAATCATATCATGAGCTGGGTGATAAAAAATAGTTTGAGGCTTTTTTAATTTTTCATAAATGGTGAAAGAAAAACAAGAATTAGCGTGCATGTGTCTTTCTTGAAAATCATTTTTATAAATATTACGCCATATTTGAGTAACAGCACAATCATTAATATTAAAATCTTTTAAGCACTCGATTATTTTATTTTTTAAATATTGCCCACCCACGCTATCTACAAGGTTATCGTCTTTGTTCTGACTAAAAGAAGATAGAGTATCGCTTAACCAAGTCTTTTTAAAATTTTTACTAACAAGGTTTAATTTTTTTGGATCAACATCTTTAATCCATATGGGAGTTGAAAAAACAGATTGGTACATCTTAAGTATTAGACGTCCTCCATGAAATAGTAATTCGTACTGAATTTTTTTCTTTAAATGAATTTCCTTTATGAATATCACTTCCAGTAATTTCTATAAGTCTACCTTTTTTGAAAGGAATAACTTCATTTGCGGTTTTATTAATAAATTCTCCTCCTGAAAAATTTGTTCCTTCAGATAACATTAAAATAAAAGATTTATGATCATCAGCCCCATCATCATGAAAAGATCCATCCATATTGGGAAATTGTAAATTACCCATTATTTCTTGGAGAACCCCTTTATATTTTATTTTATCAGAAAAAAATTCATAACAACGAATAAGATCACAACAGTCATTAAAATTAGAACTGTATTCTATTATATTATTATTTACTCGATTAAAAAATTTTATACCTAATGCTCTTCCGTCTCCCTTATCACCGAAAGGCCATGAATATCTATTAGCTACACTATTCGTGTTCCACGAACCTTTTAATAATAAATTATAATAAAGATTGTTTAAAAATCTTTCATCAAAAAAATCATCATAAACTTTCATTTTAATTTTCTCTTTTCTTATACCAGGAAGGGATCGTGTATCTTTTATTTTTTACTATTTGTTTCACCCCATGAATATGGATATCGCTTTCAAAAACAATGCAACTAAATTTTTTCATCTTTAAAACTTTAGTATTAAATATTAATTCTCCACCTTCATAATCATCATTTAAATAAAGTAAGGAAGAATAATCCATATCATTTTTTCGTGATCGAAGATTTCTATCTAAATGAAGATTCATTTCATCGCCTTCGTTCCAACGACAAAGCCTCATTGTTTGCCATAGAGTTGTTTTAGTTTTAAACAAATGATCTATAAAAATACTATTTTTTATTGCATAATAATCTAATAAATTTTTTATTTTTTCATTTTTAATATAAGCATAATGAATATTTCTATGTTTATGTTCTTCTTCTATATCAGTACAAAGATGTTCATTGGTATTAAAAAAATCAATAAATTGTTTAGCGTCTTTCTCACTTATAAAATTTTCAATTATGTGAAAAACTGAATTATTTGTCTTCATTGGAAACAGACGCTATATGTTGTTCCGGAAATGTTACTAAATCTTTTTTGTCTTCAGGTAACTTTTCACTTAAATCAGTAGCAATCATCATTAAACTATTTGCAAAATGTTTTATTCCCTCTGCTGGGAATTCAATGAAAGCTTGTTTTTTTAAAATTTCAACTTCTACATCTGAAAACATGAGTTTAGCTGAACCATCTTCAAATTGAACTATTTTCATCTTTGGTTTGTACTATCTCCTTTGTGATTTGCATAGCGTCCTTTTTTATTTACATAATGAAAAAAAGCTTGCATATGATAATCTCCATCATATGGTTTTCTCCAATGTTTTAGTTTACACCCATTATAAATTATAGCATCTCCTGGTTTTAATATGTGAGGTTTGCCATCCATATAAATAGGCCAATCTAATTTATCTCCGTCTATACAAACAGTTGCACTAATTTCACAAGCAGGTCTATCTTTATGTGGTACTAATTCAGCCCCATAAGTGTAGCATCTCCAAAAAGTGTAGGTTTCATTTAATTTTATCCCTATCGCCTTTTCAATCTTTTCTTTTTTTCTTGTTGCTATTATTTCCATTAAATCATCTTTATAAAAATAAGTATCTCCACAATTATTTTGAATCATATCAAAATTATTAAAATTATTAATATGTTTTATTTTACAATATTGTTTTAAAATATCTAGTTCTGTCTGATCTAAAAAACCAGGTATAGTTTTATAGGTAAGTTGTTTTAAGCTAGCCATGCTACTACCACAAATCTCCTTCCTTTAGTAACTTTTGAAACTGAATGAGGATATAAAAAATTAGAGGGCCATAACACAGCTCTTCCGGGTACGGCTGCTACTCTACATATTTCTTTACATTCTCTATCCGGGGAGTGAAATACTAATTCTCCACCTTCATAATCATTGTTTAAAAAAAATATTACGCTTACTGTCCTTGGATAAGTTGCATGGTTATCGGAATGAGGGACATAGAAACCTCCTTCTTCATACTTTAAAAGATTTAAAGTTACTAATTTAGTTGCATTAATCTGAGTACGAATATCACATTCGTGTTGATACCGACGAAATGTATTTGTTATTACATGTCTAAAAATATTTCTCCAATGAACGTCTGTTAACGTATTGGCTGTAAAATCCCAAGTTTGAGTATTTCGTATAGATTTATCTACACTAGTATTTTTTTCCGATACTCCCTGACCAGGGAAAATGGGATTGGATTGATCTCCTATAAGCCCTGCATCATGATAGGTTCTGGTATTAAAATATTTTATACAAGAGCCTATTATAGCAGGTTTTAAATTATCATCAAAAACTTTTATAAAATTTTTTAATTCCATTTCTTTTTGCTCCACAAATTGTTTTTATAATTATTCCATATTTCTTTCATGATACTCAAATGAGTTATTGAATGATCATCTTTTTGTTCACCTATTTTCATTTTCCAATCCTCTCTTTTAAAAGGTATAACTTGAACGTACGGAGTTCCTTTTTTAATAGTAGATTCTAATTCAGGATATTTGTCGCCATTTATTATAATAGGAAAATTTATAGGTGGTTTAAATGTATCTGTATCTACAATTCCTGAAACTATAGTAAATCTATCATCAGCATTATTTAAAGGAGATACAAATAAACAAGAATATCCAGGAGGTGTTACAATTTTAAAAGGATTTAAAATTTTATAATAAGGTAAATATTTATTTTTTTTATGAAAAGGACACGCGAGTCCTAATTGTTGTGGGTGATGTCTTTCAGGTTCGCTGGTATTCATATTTATTCCTTTTTCCATAATCTTACCATAATCAGCATCATTAAATGCAAATCTAAAATTACTATCTCTATGTCCTTTTTCATTCAAATAGTTATGTTTTACATAAAAATCTTGAGGCATTCGCAAAATATAACCTGCACTCAGAGCATCTAAAAAAGGAATACAGCTTTTTATAGTAACATATTCTTGTGAAGTTTTAAGATCTTTATACCATTCAGGGATATTAAGTTTAGCTGGAATGGGAAAAACATCTTTGAACAAGTCTTTTGAGTTTTTGGGATATAAAAACTGAATTATATTGTCTTTCTTAAACATTCTACTTGAATGTATACACTTTAAAAAAAGAAAGTAAAGATATTAAAAAGCTGAAAGGGCTACAAATGTCCCGTTATCTTTCATTTGTTTATCGAGATGATCTGTTGGATAAGAAATACTATCTACATCGATGGTATTTATAAAAGAAAGACATGCTTGAGCTTCAGTTATTTTAGAATGAGAGGGTTTCATGGAAATTGAAAATTCTAAATTTTGTTTAAAATTATTATAAGACTGAGTAAATACCTCTTTATCTACTTGTGTTTCATCTTCAATCCGAGCTACAAACGTAGGAGTATTATTTTCAATTACTAAATTTTTAGTACCATTAAAAAAAGCTTCATAATCTTCATCTGAGATGTCTACTATCTCACATTTATCTAATTGAGCATGCCCTGCAGCATCTCCATCTACTTTTATTGCACGTTGAAAAGTAGTAGAATCTATTGGTTGTCCTTTTGAAAATAAAAGTTTAGCCATGATTAACCTATATCCTCGTAAATTTTAAATCCTCCCGGACCTCCCGTACCAGATGGACCAGGACCGCCTGCACCCGTATGAGTAATAGGGGCAGCTGTAGTTGGAACTAAATTACCAGTACCCATAAACTGTGCTAAATAATAAGGTACAGTTAAAGCATTAGTAGGTTGAGAAAAATCAATGGTTGCTCCTGGAGCATTTCCCGGACTTCCCGGAACTCCTGGATTAGGTCCTCGACCTCCTCCATTACCACCATTAGCTACTTTGTTAGTATCAAAAGTTGAGGCTCCACCAGATGCGCCTGGAATATTAGGATCAGGAAGAAGTCCATTACCTGCACCCATAGCATATGGAACTGCGTAAGGCTGTGATATTGGAATAGACCATACTCCAAATCCACCATGACCACCGTCTCCATGTGGGCCCGGATTTCCTCCGCCGCCGCCTGCACCGCCGCCTCTTAAATATAAATGAATTTTATTGGCGTTGGGTTGAGCTGTAAAAGTTCCAGCAGTAGTATCATTACCTATTACCTCTGTCAGTACCATGTTGGCAGCGCCTGCTCCTGAAGAAGCCGTATAAACTCTTCCGGATGAATCTACAGAAATACTTGAAGCTGTAAAAGAACCTTTTGCAGATTTAATTATTTTAGGCATTAATTTATTCCTCCTTTATTAATCAGCGAATTCCTCATAAGAAACATGCCATGATAAATCACTTGCTGTTCCTGCTGTAACCGCTAATAAATCTGTCTCGTCTAACCATATAGGTGTATCTATAAAACTCATTGTTGAATCTGCGGGAACAGAAATTGTACTTGCAACTTTATAATAAGTGCTCCCATTATCATTACTAATTTCTATAGTCACATCACATGCGTTAGTTCCGTCTGTGTTAGCGATTAAAATTGTATTTACTTTTGCAGCGTACTCTGCAGTAACATCCACCATAGTTGTTCTGCTTGTATCTCCTAAGTTGCCCATAGCGTTCTTAGGTGTTATCGTTGCGACTGATGCTAGATTTGGTGTTGCCATAATTTAAATTCCTTTAATTGTTTATCAGAAAAGCATAGCGTATACAAGAGCTTTTCCGGAAGAAATACCAAAACCTGACGTAGCACTCCATTGTAAAGTTCCTGAGCTATCTGATGTGGTTAATGCATAATCTGACCCACCAGCTACTGCAGCGGGTAAAGTCAATGTATAAGAGGTTGTTGTAGCAGCGGCTTTTAACCCTGCATAAGCTGAAGTATCAGCATCCCCTAATTTTAATGTATTTTGATTGGCTAATGTAATTTCTGAAGATGTAGCGAATACATCCACCATATCAGGATTAGTGCCA